ATCATTTTTAGTAGTCGGAGTTCCACTTTTTGCTTTTGTAGGTAAAGGCTTTTTCTTTTGCTTTTCTACCTTAACTTTCTTCATATTAGCTTGAAGATCATCATAGGCTTTTGCCTTCATCAAGAACCTTATGGCATCAGCAGACCCATTATCATTAAGATCTTGGATTGCCTTTTCTGTTAAACCCTGTTCAAGCATATAATTTTTAAGACCTAAAACGGCTTGATTCTTAACTACAGGATCTTGCCATGTTGGAAAGTAATCCATTAGCTTTGAATTTTCATTTTGCAAATGCTGTTGTCTGGCAAGTAACATATCGTATTGTTCCTTTTCAGCGACAGCTTTTCTTTGCTCTTGAATATGCGCTAATTGCTTTTGACCTTCTTCCCATTTAGTCTTAACCAGATTAAATCTTTTAGGGTCTAACTGTTGTGATAATTCACTCCAGTTTGGCTCTTGCCTAGCTTGCGTTAGGACTTGTTCCGCTTCTTTTAACGATTCAGAAAGTTTTTGCTGAAGTTCAAGAGTTTGACCTTGTTCTGCTTCAAATGCTCTTTTCTGTTCTGCAATTTCCTGTGTTTTTCGCGTGTAATCAGACTGACGTAATCCTCTATTTTCCCATTCTTTAGCAATCTGTTCCGCGTTCATCTTTGTTCCATCCAACTCTAGGACAAACTCAGATTCGCTTTCTTCTTGCTCTTCCTGTTCAACTTCGGCTTCTTCACCTGATTCGGCTTCTACTTCCTCAGTTTCTTCTGTCGCTTCTTCTTCAGTTGCTTCAGTTTCTTCTTCAGTTATTTCTGCCTGTGCTTCTTCAGCACCTTCTTCTTCTTTACTTACGTTATCCTCAATAGGCGTATTTTCATTTAGAAGAACTTCTACTGCATCACTTTGAGTAAGCAATCCAGTTTCATTTCCAGTTCCTTGAAATAAGTCAGGAGTATTGGACATTATAAAACCTCATAATAAATTAAATTATTTTCGTATTCCCTGCATAAATCGGTCAGCAACTTTTCCATCGTCTATACAACTCTGGATTTTTAGTTGGACTTCTCTTATTGCATTAAGTTGGTAATACGCTTCTTCCCTTCCCTTCGTATCTGAAGGAATGGAATTTCTTATTAAATCCAGTAATTCTTTTTCAATATTTTCAAAAATATTTTTAAAAAGTGGATTTTCTTTTAAACTTTTAGCATCAATACCTGTCTGTATATCTTCCCTTGCCTGCCCCTCATGCATTGTCAAGCAAGCCTTGTAATTGTTTAAATCCTCTTAAATCAATTTCTTCCTTAAAGTCACTTGGTCTAAATGCAACATTCTGCATATAAGCATTGTTAGCATCCTTAAACGCCTGTGAGTAGCTGTCAGGTGTTTGATTTAGCATATTAGGTCTTATGTAAAGTCCTTCTGGGTTTGGTGATGGCTGTGGTGCTGTGGGCGTTAATATAGGGTTTGGCATTGGCGTTGGTTGCTGTCCTGCACCCATCATTGCCATTGCAGTAGCCATTTGCTGATCACCATCATTATCTTTTCCTTCTTCAAAACTGCCAGTAAATTGATCTACTCCAAATATTGATTTTATTAATTTACTCATTGGACTAATCTCACCCATAGCCTGAGAAAAACCATAAGTAGGTGATTCATTAGCAGGCACTGGTGACTGATTAAGGTCTAAACTTTGAAACATAGATTTATTATTTCTTATATCTTGGCTTTGGTCTGCCATTCTTTTGGCTGTATTGTAATCTCCACCTGAAGCATTCCAAAATTTCATAAAATCATTTTCATATTCCGACATATTGCCTAGTGCTTGATCTGCATTAGCCTGCATATTTGCAATGCTTTGATCTGCTTGCGAATTTGAGGATAAATTGGAATTAATATTATTGGATGGCTCATAACCATATTCACCCTTTAGATCAGAATTAGTAAAAGTTCCATAAGAAAGATTAGTATTAAAAGTTACCATAAATCACCTATGCGTTTGGCAGGTTCGTAGATACTTCTCCACCGCCTGCGTTTATCTGTTGCTGTCTAAGAGCAATTTCATTCGCAATTTCTTCCCTGCGCAGTTGCAGTTTTTCCCTTGCTATCTCTCTCTCTAATTCTATTTTCATCTTCATTTCTTCACGCTTTAATTCTAGTTCCATCTGCATCTTTCTTTCTTCCATTTGCATCTCAGCCTGCTCTTTTTGCATCTGCGCCTGCATCTGGATTTCCATAGGATTAGGTTGTGGCGGTTGTTGACCTTGAGGTTTTGGTTGCGGTAAAGAAAAGAATTGATCAGTGTCTTTGAAGCCGTTCAACTCTGCCATTCTCTTTAAAGTATTTATGTACTGCTCAGGTTTAACGACTTCATTCTCAATGCCTAATGTCTGCATGATTTGTTTTTGTTCTGCCAGTATGACAGCTAGACCGCGCATCTGTTCATCCTCAGATCCACGCCCAAGTCCAACTTCTACCTGTAAATCGAATTCACTATCCCACTCAGTAGGATCTATAGGAACAAAATCATTTCTTAATCTTATGATACGTTTCTTGTTTGAGTATTTTGTAACAAGGTGAAAGATACCTTTAAACAAATCTTTTACGCCAGTTTCTGCAATTGTTCTGGCATACATTTCAATTTTAGATTGTGCGCTTTTAATAGAATGATTCACTGCGCTTGCAGTCGTTGATTGTAACGCTTCTGCATCTAAACCCATAGAAGCCTTACTCATGCCTGTTCTTTCTTCTTTTACCTTATCAATTTCTGCCATAAGAGGTAAAATCTGATTACCAACCGCAGGAACATTTAAAGGCTGTACTGCACCCATCTGGCGCACCCTGACAACTCCGCCTGCCACATTATCTAATAAATCATCAAAATTTACAGCACCTTCGACAGCCTGCACTCTGGCATTATTAACAGCATATGTATTGTCTAGATATTGCCTTAAAAGAACAGACTTAATTCTTTGCAGGTCATGCGTTAAATCGTAAATAGATCTGCCTACCATTCTGTGGGGCATCAGGATAGGTGAGATAATAGCAAAAGGTATCTGATCGCATGGATATGTTTTTAAAATATGGCTTGCTTCATGTCCGATAGCGCAGACTTTTGTTAACTCCGCAATGCCATCATCATCCAGATCTGTCTTTAAATAAATCTCATAATAGTCAACTAACTGCATAGAAGGATCTGAAGAAATTTTTCCAGAACTAGATTCTACATCTTGGAATCTTATCTGCTTTTCATTCTCAGTTTCATCTTCATTATGCCCAGAATACTTTTCTATTTCTTCCCTGTCGTATCCCATTGCAACCAAATCGGACACAGACATTTTTGATCTGTGGCAAATAAAATGTGCATCCTCTAACGATTTCGCCCTCCTGTTAAATAAAAACTCTTCTGGTGGTACGTTATCAACTTTAATTTTTTGCGTAGTACTCTTGCGCTTAATCTTAACATCATGCGTGGATGGTTGATCAATCTCCATACCTTCTGGCGTTTGGATTGTGGCTTCGGTGGATTGATGCTCGACAATTTCAACATCTGGGTTGCTCGTAAGAAGGCTATACTCATCATCGGTTAAATCTACATACTCCTCTTCTGTTGAATCCTCTTTTTCATCTACATAAAACTGCACAACGCCCATACGATATAAAAGGCTATCTTTTAACCAGTTATAAAAAATTCGGAACGCATCATTGTCATTATTAATTATAAAATTAACGTAATCTGTAGCCTGTTTAGCTTTCGGTTCATCTTCTGAAGTCCTGCCAACAAAACGCACATAATCATCACCGCTTGTAAAAATACGCAATAATGATGGCATAATGCTATCAATTGTGTCAGCTACCACTGTATCAACTACATTAGATTTACCATCTACTTCATTGCCAAATGGCTCACCTAAATAATAATCTGTTGCTTCAATTCTATTGCTTGTAAACTCAGTGTCTGAGTAATTTGTTGCATCAGTCAATTCATCTGAGATGATAGACTGTAGTTTTTCTTTATCCATTAAAATCCTCAATGTCTTTAATGTTTACTGATCTTAACATTTCCATCGCTTCTTCTGGCTCTATGTTTGCTTTTTGTGATGCATTAACAAATGCAATGATTAAACTGTTTGCAATCTCTTCCCAGTTAGCGAATTCGGACACATGAAGTCCATTCAAATACATAATTACTGCGCTTGCTGATTGCTCTATCTTTTCCTGATCTACTACCTGCACTTCTATATTCATGTGTTTTTTAGGAAATTCTATTATTTTACTCATATTTATGCGTTTTTATTTGTTTTTACTCTTGTTTTATGTGTATTTAATTGCTATATTAACTATAAGTTAATTAATAGAGAGGGTATTATGACTGCTTTAAAGAAAATCCAAGAATTTCCATTTTTTGTAGATGTAGGCAATGGCAGAAAAATGTACACTTTGCGCGCTACATATGAAAAAAACTATGGTTGCACTACAGATATCAGTTCATGCCATATTATGTCATTGTCTAGTGACTATGAAACTGCTGTAAAAAAAGCCAAACAATACGCGACTGATAATAATGTGCGTGTTGTAATTTCCGAAAATCTTCCAAAAACATTAAACAAAATTACTCAGCGTACTCCAGAGGAAGTTGCTGAAGAAAAAAGGTACATTGCAAAGCAAAAATTTATGGCTAAAGAACTTTCTTCACTCAGAATGATTAAAAGCAGTGCAAGAAATGGCTTGTTCAATATTAACAAATTAAGAACAAAATATGTTTCATCCCATGTAGGTCAAATTGATGATCGTATCGACTTTGATTGCACTTTAGAATTTACTCATAGCTATGTAACATATTATGGCGAGGGCGTTCTTAACAGCATGAAAGATGCCAACGGCAATGTCATCACCTATTTTGGTAGCCGTTCATTAGGTGAGAAAGGTGACAAAATTACTTTTAGTGCCAAAATCAAAAAGCATGATGAATATAAGGGCATTAAACAAACTATTATTCAAAGACCAACTAAAATCAAAAACCATACAAGGGAGTGGTAAAACTAAACAACCCAATTAAGGTCTGGGCGTATACTATTACGCCTATTCCAACTTCCTAACTTTCCACTTCCAAAAGCACCATGCATAGCAAAAGTAAGCAGAAAAGCATCAGCGCAGTCTGGTGACCTTAAACCGCGCTTTTTAAGCTGATCTTTTCCTTCGACTTTCAATTTGCCACTAGACAAATACTGATACTTCACAGCCGTTAATTCCTTAATCAAAGTTGCATCATCTGGCATTTTGCAATCTTTTGCTTCAAAAAACTCCCTTGCCTTCCACCAGAGTTCATCTCTTAACCTGCTAAACTTCTGCCCAAGTGCAGGACTTTCAGCAACATTAATTCCTACCGCAGGCAGATCCAGTTCTATCAGTCTATCAACTAATCCTGCACCTAAACCAATACTATCAATAAAAATCTGTGATGGCTTCTCAGGATATGGCGTGGCTTCATACTCACTTAATACAATGCCTGCCGTAGACATTAAATCCTTTCCCTGCCATGTTTTTACCTTTTCCAGTAAATAACCGCCCTGACGCTTCGCCAAAGCCGTTCTATCATCTCCATACCTTGCAGGATCAACGCCCCAAACAACAGGCGCATATTCGTCACGCTCAACTTCTCTTTTAACTGCACTTTCAACCAAATCCAATCCAATAAGTGTATCATCGTCAGATGTACTAAATTCACCCAATACGCGAATACGAAATACATTTGACTCTTCACCATACTTTTTTGCCATGTCTTGAATAAATTCATCACTGACATATTCTCCATCCTTAGATGATACAGTCATACAATGCCAACTATCACGCATTGTGTGAAAGCATTCGTAAAAGAAGCCACTAGAGCGTGTAGGATTGCCTGCAAGCACTATCTTCGCGTTAGGGGTTGAAAGAGTGCCTTGACTCGTTTCAAAAATAGATTCTGGGATGCCAGATGCTTCATCCACTACCGCTAACATATTCTGCGAGTGAAAGCCTGCTAATGCTTCTGGATTTTCTCTACGGCTAACCCTGTAAGATAAAAAACTATCTGGACTGCCTTTTAATGCTACCCTGTCCTGTTTAAACTCTAACTGATCTAGAAAGCCTTTAGGAAGTTCTTTAGACCATTTCTGTACATCGTTAGCCAATACATCCTGCAACTGTGAAGCTGTATTTGCAGTAGCCACAATCTTTGCAGGAATGCGTGTTAATAAAAACCATAAACACAGCCAAGAAAGATATGTAGATTTGCCTACACCATGACCAGACTTGATCGCAACCTTATTGCTTTTAACGACAGCGGTTAATGCTTCTATTTGCCATTTCTGGGGTTCTGCTTTTAATACAGTGCGCACAAATAATACTGGATCATTGTGCAGTTTTTTTAGAATTTTTTTAAAATCATCTGACATAGTATGAGGATGGTAATTTTTTTTCCACTGGGGGGGCGTGTGTCCGAAAGGGGGGGGTAAAATTCAGCTATAATAAACTAAATCCCCTATATTACGCCATCAATTTATAATAATATCAACTACTTAGGTTTATTTGTTCTGGTCTTTTTCTTTTTCTTCTTATGATTAGTGTACATTCTTACTTGCTTTCTGTTCATGCGCGCGTAGTGCGCCCACTTGTGTTTTTTCTGCTTCCTGCTCTATTACTTCTTGGACTTCCCTTAACGCATCAACATAACTTGTTTCATGCTTCACCTCCATGCGCTGTACATCTCCATACACTTTCGGTGCTAACTTACTGCTCACCCATTTCAATCCATCGATAGCAACTCTTCCTGCATTAGCATCAAGCGTTCCATTAACAACCTGATCTATTATCTCACTGATCTTATCAGCATAGACCTGCCCTCTACTTTCCATAGCCAAAGAGTAAGCACCTGCAAACTGGGTATTCTGATTCAACTCTCTTGATACCTGTGACCAACTGCACAT